TGTTGCAACGCGCGCAGACGGCATCGGCCGCGCGATTGCAGGCGGTGAAGGCCAGCGACAGCGGCATGGGTCAGGCAGCCGGCTTCTTGCGCGGGCGGCGAGGCTTCTCGGTCGAGGACTCGTTGCCCTCTCCCTCGTCGCCGTTCTCCTCGCCCTCCTCCGCGCCGTCATCGACGCCGGGCACCGCGTTGCCCTTCTGCTCCTCCGGGGGGACGAGCTCGGGCGCGACGATGCCGCTCTCCTCGGCGGCCTTCACCGCCTCCGGGTCGCTGTCGGCCACGCCGCCCTCGACAAGCGCCTGCGCGGTTGCCTCGGGGACATCCACCACGCAGCCAGCCGGGATTTTTTGTCCCCAGATGTAGCAATCGGCCGTGACCGCGATCTTCATGCAGGCCTCCCCGGCGTGCGACGACCGCCTTCGGACGTGTGCGTGCCCGTCTCCTCGTCCGGCCGCGTCGGCGACGTCGGACGGCCGGGTGCCGTATTGCCCGCCATCGGTGCGCCGTGCCCGCCTGGGCCCGAGCCGCGATTGAGCCGGGCGGATTCGACGTCGCGCTCGTTCGCCGCCTTGTCCGCTTCCGTCTCGCCGGGTGGATCGCCCTCGGGCATCTCTTCCGCCTTCAGCCCCTGGCGCTGCTGCGGTGCCGGGGCATCCGTGGCCTCGCCGGTCGGCATCGGCGGCGGGGTGAAGGGATCGCGCGCGTAGGCATCCCTGGTGATCGCCGACATCGCGATCTTTTCGAACTGCTCCTGCGCCTCGGGATACTCCTCCATGTTGGGCGGGCGGATGCCCATCCGCGCCCGCTTCATGACGACGTCCTTCTCCTCGTCAGACGGACCACTGCGCTGCTGCGCCTCGGGCTCTCGTGCCATGTGCGTCGCTCCTTACGTCGCGCTGTTCTGGAAGTACTTGATGCTCTGCGGATCCACGACGGTGCCGCCGCAGCGCATCCATGCGAGGAACCCGATCTGGCCCTTCTTGACGTAGGCACTGTCCGAGAACCGGAACACGGTGACATCCATCACGTCGCGGATCTTGTAGCCGTAGCTGAACGCGCCGAAGAGAACGCTCTTTGCATTCGCGGCCATGGTCGCGAGGTCTTGGTTGATGGTGATCGGGTAGCCCAGCAGCGTGTCGGGATACGAGCTCTGGATGCCTGCATCGTACGACGGCATCCAGATCGGCCGGCCCGCCGTGTCCTTCAGCTTGCGCGCCGCCTTCAGCGAGTTGTCGTGCATCATCCAGCGCACGCCCGCCATCCGCCGGTAAGCGGGATCGAGGCTATGCTCGAGATCGACGAAATCGTCATAGCCCGCGCTTGTCGCCGTGCCGGTCGCGCCGACCTTGCCGACCGTCGCGCCGGTCACCGCGCCCTTCGGCTGCGCGACACCACTCCCGACGGTGAAATGGAGGTTGGTGATGCGGCCGATGCGCTGCGCCAGGCGATTGCGGATGAAGGACTCGATGTCCACCTCGCTGTCCTGCAGCAGTTCCAGCGGCACCGCGACGACCTTTGAGCCGTACTTGTAGACGCTCAACGTCGTCACGCCGAAGCTGACGTCGAGGTCCGTCGCGGTCGCATTCTGGGCGACGAGCTCGCCGACTTCCGCAGTGCCGTCGGACGTCGGCCACTGCATGTCATTGCCCTTCTGGGTGCGGAAGACCTCCGCAACCTCGCGCATGCCGCCGTAGTCCTTCATCGCGTCGATGATGCGCTTGGCGACCTCGACGGAGACGGTGTAGCCGCCTTCCGATCCGGTCGTGGTGCTCATCGTGTTGCGGATGTGGTCCCACTGCGCGGGCGTCACCGCGCGCTCGCCCTGGCGCACCCACGTGTCAAAAATGCGGCGCGGATCAAGCTCGGCGAGATCGCGCGCGTTGCGGGCGATGCTCTCGCGCTCGATGTCGGTCTGCTTGTCTTCCGCGTCGCGGTCGATCATCCGCTGGAAGTTGGAGATCTGCTGCTCCAGCGAGGTGATCTCTCCCTCCAAGGCGTCGAACTTGCTCTGCTGCTCGGGGCCCCACTGCCCGGCGGGGTGCGCCTCGAGCAGATCGCGCGCCTCCTTCGCGGCGGCCCCGCGGCGCTCGCGAAGCTGCTGGATCGACTTAGTCATGGTTGTGGTCTTTCCCTCGTGAGCAGCCCCGTAGGGCGGGTTGACCCAGGCGTCGCGGGGACTACGCCAGGGCTTCGAACAGCCGCAGTCGGCGCGCGGCCGACTCGCGGATCTGCAACTGCGTCGGCAGCGCAAGGCGATCGAGCAGCGCCTTCGGTGCCTTGTTGAAGGCGGCGAGGTTGAACGCCTCGAATTCCGCCGCGCTCTTGACCACGCTGCTGGCGAGCCCGGCCTGCACCGCTTCGTCGGCGGTGAACCACGTCTCGGCCTTCATCCAGTCGGTCGCCTGCTGCTCGCTGACGCCCGCGCGGTTCGCGTAGTCCTTCGCGAGCTCGCCATCGATCTTCCGCAGCAGTTGCGCGGTGTCCTCGAGGTCTTCGGCGCCGCCGAGTGCGAGGGTCCAGGCGTTGTGGATCATCAGGAAGCCGCCGTCGGCGATGTCGGTCTGCTGCGCGGCGATGGCGATCGTGCTGGCGGCGCTCGCCGCCAGGCCGTCCACGATGACCCGCGTCGGTCCCTGGTGGGCGCGGATCAGTGACGCAATCGACCGGCCTTCGAACGCGTCGCCGCCTGGGGAATTCACCCGCACCGTCAGCGGGCGGTTGGGCTCGCTGCGGATGGCCTTGCCGAACGCCTCCGCGCTCACGCCGAACCACGGGTCGATGACGTCGTAGACGTAGATCTCCAGCCCGGCATCGCCCTGGTCGAACGATCGGATCGCCTTGCCGGTGCCCGCATTCTTGGCGAGCAGGTTCATCAGCCGGTTATGCGGGTTCATCCTTGCCTCCTGGCGGCTTGTCGTCGGGCTTCTCGTCGGCCGCCGCTTCGGCCAGCGTCAGCGCCGCCTTGGTCGGGTCGTAGAGCTCGTCGCCGCCCTCGACCGGCGACAGCCGCTCGCCACTGCGCGCTTCGTTGACGGTGATGATGCCGGGGCCCTGGGATCCGCCGACCATCTCGCGCAGGAACTTGCTGCGGCTGGCGGCATCGCCCCTCAACAGGCGATCGACGTTGAACTCGACCATCCGCGTGCGGGTGCGGAACAGCTTGCGGTTCAGTTCCTGCTCGATGGTGACGAGGCGGTCGGCCAGGCTGAACTTGAGGAACGAGAGGACGACCTGTTCGACGCCGCCGCCCCAGGTGCTGGTCTTCTCGCTCTCGCCGATCAGGATGGGCGGCACGCCGAAGCACCGCGCGATGTCGATGACCGAGTACTTGCGGGCCTCCAGCAACTGCGCGTCGTGCGCCGTGAGCGACAGCTCCTTCACGTCCATACCCTCGGGCAGGATCACCGGGCGGAAGGCGTTCTCGAGCCCGGCGTACCGCTCCTCCCACTGCGCGCGGAGGCGGTTCTGCATCGGCTCATCCACCTTCTGCTTGGCCAGCAGCGCGTACTGGATCGCCGCACCGGAGCCGAAGAAGCGGGCGGCGTACTCGTCGGTGGCCAGCCCGATGCCGATGCCGTTGCGCGCGCCCCAGCTGATCACCGACTGCCCGCGCACGCCGTCGAAGCCGTAGCCGGGGATGTGGATTACGTCGTCCTGATCGAGGCCGCGTCGCTTCCCGCCGTCCTCTGGGAAGTAATAGACGAGGCGATCGTCCTTGAGATCGATGGTGCAGTCGGGCGGCATCGGCCGCAGCCCGATGGGCATGCCGTTGCGGCTGCGCTGGATCTCGATCAGCCCGTCGCCCCTGAGCATCTCGGCGTAGAGAGTGCGCTTCCACAGATTCGTCGCGGTCCACCGGGGGTGCGGCTGCTCGTTGAGCAGCCACCAGATGTCGTCCTTCTCGTTGATCTTCTCGCGGCGCTCGCCGTCGCGCCGGTAGACGTCGATCTGCAAGCTGCCCGTGGTGCCGCCGATCAGCCGCGTGCAGGCATAGACCGCGCCGTGCTGCATCGAGGAGGACTCGGTGACGGGGCGCCCGGTGTAGGTCGCCGGCGCGCCGAAGATCGACATCACCGCCGGGTCGCCGCTCATCACCAGCGTCTCGTTGCGCGGCAGCACCGCCGGCAACTGCTCAAGCGTCGGCTCCACGCGGGCCGCAGCCTGCGCGGGACGACGCCACGGGATGAGGTTCACAACAGGATCAGCCCTTGCTGCAGGTACGGCGCCGAGGGCACCGGGTTGAACGTCATGAGGTGCGCCGCATTGAAGGCCGCCATCAGCGGGTCGATCTTGCCGTAGCCCGACGCCGCCCGCTCGATCAGGCTGGCCGTCGATGTCTGCCTGACCTTGGCGTTGCCGACGCACCAGTTCATCAGCCTGCTGCCGTCATGCGTCAGCGTGCCATCGACCAGCTTGCGCTCCATCGACTTGGCCGCATTCATCAGCCGGATGCCCTGGCTGACGCCCGTCAGCAGCTTGGCTTCCTCGGTGATGCCGATGGACGCCAGCGCATCGACAATCCCGCCCAGCCCCGCCGGATCCACGCCCACCTGGGCGAGCAGGCCGGTGTCGTAGATCATCCCGACGTGGTCGGAGATCCACTGGATGTCGTCGGGCAGACCATCGACCACGGTGAGGTCGCCATCGCGGATGAAGTCCTGATACTTCGGCCCGTTCGCCTTCCGGCGGTCGAGGCCTTCGGGCCCGATGAGCGCGTGGCACCACAGCAGCCACTGCCTGGTCACCCGGTCGCGCCCCATCACCGCCACGCCGAGCAGATCGTCCAGCCCGCCACCATCGATGCCGACGGTGATCACCTCGCTGCGCTCGAGCACGTCCTGCAGCGTGAGCCTGCCGCGATTGCCGCGCGTCCAGTACTGCGCGCCCGCCCAGCCGTCGGTGATCAGGCCGACGCCAATCTGGACGTTGAGGTGCTGGCTGGCCCATCTGCGTAGCTCGGCGTCGCCCGCCTCGACCGCCGCATGGTAGTCGGGCACCAGCCGCTCGACCGACACGCTGCGCCCCTGGTTGGGCGTCACCATCGGCCAGTGCTTGGGGTCGGTCCAATCGACGTCCTCGGGGAATTCGTAGAGCAGCGGGAGGATCGGCGCCTGCAGCAGGCCGTCCCGCACCCGCCGCGCCTTGGTCAACTCGGTCAGGAACACGCCGCTCGGTGGACGCTCCGACTGCGTGGTGATGGTCATCAGGAAGCTCTCGGGCTGGCTGATCAGGCCGCCCCGGAGCTGGCCGATGACACGGTCTGCGTCAGCCGCCTCGGCGATCACATGGAGCTCGTCCAGCAGCACGCCGGCGGGCTTGGTGCCGGTGACGATGCGCGGATCGAAGCTCTTCACCTTCAGGCTGGCATTCGTCTCGAGGTTGACGATGCGCTTGATGTAGTCCTTCACCGCGAACTTCGCGTGCAGCTGCGGCTCGCTCTCCACCATGCCGACCGCCTGCTTGAAGGCGAGATCGCTGACTTCCTGCGTCGGCGCGACAAGGAGGAATTCCGCCC